GTGATGAGATCAGAGTATTCCACAGTAATCATGGTATGCAATCTGCATTGAATTATGTCAAGGTTACAGGAGTGATATCGGAGGTAGCAGATACTTCTATTAATATGAGTGGAAACTTTACATCTACTGGAACAACTTTGACAGTGGCAGATGCCTCTCAGTTCCATACAACAATAGGTGGATCTGCTGTTAGTTCATCTAATCTTGGATTTATTAAGATACTTGGAACTGCTGAAGATGGTAGTGGTGACGAGATTCTTGCATACGAAGCAATAAATGGTAATGATATTACTATCAACGCTTCTGGTAGAAATCATAATGGTACATCAGGTTCTGGAACTGGACTAGCACACGCAGATAATGCAGTGGTACAGTGCTATAACTTTGATGGTATACCTCTAACATTAGTTAATACTACACACAATTCTACTACAGGTGGACTTATATCAATTAATAGTCCTCATAGTTACAACCTTAAGATTACAAATAAAACTGCTACTACTGGTATTACTGGTGGTGGATCAAATATAGTTGTATCTCAGAATGTTCCATGGGATGCTATTACACCTCAGATACAAAGTCAGTTAGAACCTAAAACTAGTATGGTTACTAGATTGTTAGGTACAAGTGGAACATCTTGTGGTCCTTTCCCATCTGGTGCAAGTGCAGAAACATCCTTTACAAAAGATACCATATACACTGACGTTACTGTTGGTGAGGAAAACTATTTTGGTGCTACTAAGGTTGTTGCAAATGAACTAAATGAAATCAATAGAATGAATAGTACAAAGTCACTAACCATGGAATTGAATTTAAGTTCCGAAGTTTCACACTTATCTCCTGTTGTTGACTTAACTAGATGCTCAGTTATTACACACGCTAACCAATATAATAACATTGAACCTACAGCTGGTATTGGTGGAGAGACAGCGGGTAACTATATTACTAAGGTTGCTAGACTAGAGAAGAGTGCTACTGGACTCAAGTTGATGATGGCAGCAAACACATGGACTGAATCTAAAGTTGTTGTGATGTATAAGTTAATTCCTGTTGGTTACAGTGATAGTTTAGATGAGTTACCATTTGAGTTCTTTAATACTACAGGTATTCCAGATACAGGTGCAACTATTCCAAACAACGATTTGACTACATTCACCGACTATGAGTATACTGTAGAAGATACTGATGAGTTCGATGGTTTCCAAGTCAAGATTAGTTTACTCAATCACAATCAACCCTATATACCAAGAGTAAGAGATTTAAGAATAATCGCACTAGCATAATGGAAGAAGAATATATTGAACTAATTCCTGTCGAGGGTCATGCATCTCTCGGCAGGGATCCTTCGTCTAATGCCATACTCAATACTGATTCAACTCAGTATGATGCTTATATAAAGGCAAGAAATAAAGCAAAACAAAAAGATAGGACACTGGAAGAACTAAGGTCAGAAGTGGACGAATTAAAACTATTGCTAAATGACTTAGTTCAGAAGAAGGATAAATAAAGTTAAGCTAAATATTATATGGAATTCTTAGAGAATGGCAAGTGCTGTATCCAATCTACTAATATATCAAGGTTCTGACTTTATCATCGACTTTACAGTTGAGAACGATAATGGCACAGAATTTAATCTGACTGGATATTCAGCAGCATGTTTGATTAAGAAGCATTATACAAGTAGCACATCGACTACTGTAACTGCTGCAGTTTTATCTCCCGCCACAAGTGGAAGAATACAACTATCTCTAAACAATTCACAAACCGCTGCTATGAAAAGTGGTCGGTATGTATATGACGTCGTAATAACTTCTAGCACAGGACTTAAATCCAGAGTCTTAGAAGGTTCAGTAAGCGTACTTGAGGGGGTAACACTTTAAATGGCAAGACTAAGATTCGGAGACCAATCAGTCCCAAGAGTCACTCGTGTAGCAACAGGTGGTGGCGGTGGAACGATTGGAGGAATGTCAGACGTAGATTTGACAGACACATCACAAGGTGGACTAGCAGAAGGTTCAGTGCTTGTGTATGACTCAGCAGCAACAAGATTCGTTGCAACAAATGTATTAAACAACATAACAGTTAATGGGGGTAGCTTCTAATGGCATCCAATATTCTAATTAAAAGGAGTACTGGTTCAACCGCACCTGGCACAATTACGTTTGGTGAACTCGCCATTACGACAGGAGCAAACGGAACTCAGGCAAACGCAGGAGACAGACTATTTGTTGGAGACAACAATGGTGCTGCACAGATTGTAGGTGGTAGATACTTTATGGACATGTTAGATCATGTTCAAGGAACACTTACCGCTAGTTCATCTGTACTAGTCGATAGTAATTCAAAGATTGACACATGGAACGTTGATGACATCACCCTCGATGCAAACGTCATTACAACTTCCACAACAGATGCTGACCTTATCTTCCGTGCAAATGGCACAGGTAAGTTAGTAATCGAAGATGGTCAGGAACTAGAGTTTGGAACTACAGGAGATGTAGAACTCTCATTCAATGACTCAGATGCAGTTTTAGACATCAAGCGAGTAACAGGAACCCCCGACTTGCGTATCGCTGATGATATGAAACTAAACTTTGGTAACACAAAGGATGCTTCTATCAGATATGACGAGACAACCTCTGACAAGATCCAAGTAGAGGGTGCAGACTGGAACTATGGCACTGGTGTCCTAGTTAACTTTGCAGACACTACAGACGCTTCTAACGTTGCCACAGCGGGTGTTACGTTTGCGGGTGGTATTGGTGTTGCAGCAACTGCATACATCAAAGATTTGAATATAGATGACAACACCACTCTTGGAACTAACTCTGGAGACTCCCTTACAGTTAATGCAACAACTGTTTTCCAGAATCAAGTTACCTTTAACGGAACCACAAACATTGCGGGTAACACAACTCAGACTGGTAAGATTGAGATTGATAACCT